TCAAGCGAATATCAGCACACAACAGGTTTGTTGTGCCGATTGTGAGTACCGATGGCTTATCAACCACCGACAGCTCGTACTTGGACGCGTTTAGAGCGCCAAGAATACTAAGGACTAGCTTCTCGAGGTTATCGAGTGAAGCAGCGTTTGAGAAGTAAGCAACGCAAGCAGTAATTGTGTAATTTAATTTTACTCGGGTTGTTACTTTACCTAAAACCTCTAACTCCATATACGGAGAATCTGGAACTATTGCAACGGCCGGGACTATTGGCGCTTCTGGAACGTGATCATAAACGTTGGCGGTGACACCGGCCAAAGCTGTTTTGATTGCTCCTCTAACATCCTCTGAAATGCTGGGCATTATCCCACCATTGTTTCAACATCTAAGTAAGGGCCAAGAAGACCAGTTACTTTTGCCAATAGGTTTTTGGAAAGTCTGTAAGGTGTTACTGCGAAATCAATTCCTTCTATTGCTCCGCCGGCGGCTGTACGAGATTGAAAGATTTCGACAGCGATAGCCAAAACTGCAGCTTCAACGTTGGCATTTCCGACGTAGGTCGATAATCCAGAGAGCGCAGCGTTTCCGGCTGGGATAACGTTTTTCTCCAATATGTCTGCATTTGTGATGGCGACGGTAAAGACATAGTCGGTAATTTCATCATCTGTTACTGTGTGAGTGCCGTTGAATGGAGATCCGCAGCCAGTAATTACGACGGATTGGCCTTGAGTAAATTCGTGAATTGTTGCAGTTTCAAAATATGCCACATTGTCAGTCAATTTGACTTTATTGATTTTGCTTTGAAAGGTGACCAACATCGGCAAAACCAAATTTTCACTTGCGTCGCAAATATCATTTAAATAAGCATCGTTATATAGGGATGACGAGACGCCAAGAATGGTCCGCAGCTCTGTGGCTGTTACTATCGTTGGCATCTCGTTATCCTTTCAAGCTATTAGGTGAGCGGCCAGCTCGGGAGCGGACTGGCCGTCACTATTGTTCTTACTAAGCGTTGTCGTTCGCTGTATATCCGCCCGGTAGCTTTGGAGCTACTGCCGCGTAACCGTAATACATTACGGAAATCTGGCCGGAAGCGATGACGTTGGTCTGAAGTGTCAGACGTGGGCTTTCGTAGAATGTCAAAGCATCTGGGTTAATGACGTAGATTGATCCGTCGCCAGTGCCGGAAAGTGAGCGAGAAACGTATAGGTCAAGTCCTGCAACGTTGCCGCGTACTGATAATGGAGATAGCGCTCCACCTGCGTTTGATGGGTTGGAAGCGATATAGATTGGACGACCATTGTCGTTCAAGCCCATAATCTCAGCCCATACATCTGGAGAAACTACGACGTTGCGAGCAAAGCCGAGTGACCCGGTATAAACATTCTTAGCTGCGTTAGCAAAGAAAGCTAGGTAGTTAGCTGCGGTTGCGCCAGCCTTTGCGGTTGATGCAGTTGCAGTTGCAGAAGCGCGAGTTACTGCATAAGCGTCAGTTGCCTTTGCGTATGCAAACTCCATCTGACGTACAAGCTCAGCAAAGAAAGCTGGTGAGCTTCTGTCAATTAGCTCCACAGATACGGTTTGCTGGCCAGCGAACTTCTTTACATCCACTGAGATATAAGCTGTGCCCATATCTGTCTCGGATGGTGTGCCTTCTTCATTTGTCAAAGCCACTGTTGGAGCGGTATTGATGCGAGGCAATTCGAAGGTCATTCCGGAAGCCGCAAGGGTTTCGCGTGAAAGAGCATCGATGAATCCGCGATCACCATTGGACACACCGTTGATTAGTGTTGTGCTTTGTGGTGTTGGGATGAAGCCAGCGTTGTCGGTTGTGTTATCGGCAGCGCGTAGGTATGAGCGAGCATCGTCATCGCCAAGAGCGGCGCGGATGCTGTTTTCTAGGTACTTCGCCTTTGTGAATTCAAGGCGAGGAGCGGTGAAGAACGCTGGACGTGGCGCAGCGGCTTCAACCTTGGCTGCTTCTACCGTTTCTTCGGCAGGAGCAGGAACGGTAGTGTCAGACACTTGTTCTCCTTCGGTTGGTTTGTCCTCTTCGGCGGTTGCCGGAGCGGAATCTTCTTGTGGTGCTTCATTTTCTGATGCAGCTACTTCGCTAACGCGAGCTGAATCGATTGCAGGGTCGGTTACTAAGGAAACTTCGTCAAGAGTGGCTGAAGTAATTTGCATTACGCCTTTGTTATTTACCCACTCGTTAATTTGTGCGCCAACGCTAAAACCATCGCGCAGACCTTCTGTGGCTTCAATAAGCGCGTCTTCTCCGGCCATAGTGTTGGCGATTTTGAACGTAGCCACAATTCCATCTTTTGTAACTTCGTGAGACATCATTTTACCAATTGGACGAGTGCGATCGTGCTCTAGCAATAATTTAACTGGCTTCATTTCAATTGAATCAGCTGCAAATACTGTTGGGCCTACTGAAGTGTTACCTTGTTCATTCCAAGTTACGATTGTGCCGCTGATTGTGCGCTTTACAGTATCGGCCGCTGTTACGGTCATTGGCATATTAATTTTCATTAGGAATTAGATCCTCTTCTCGTTGAATCTGCTCAACGCTCATCGCGCCGATACGATTTAGAATTTCATAAACTTGAGCGCGTTCCAAAGCATTACCGCGTAAGAAATCGTCAAGCGAAAATCTGACCATTACTGGATTAGGTACAAAGTCCGGTAATGACAGTCTTTCCTCGATAGCCTTAAGGATTGGACGTAACGAGAAATCTACAAGTGAGCGGCGCTCGGAAACTGCGTTTGAGTAAGTCATTGTGGTCGTTTCAGCTGACAAGAAATACGCTGGAATTCCACAAGCTCGGGCAATTTCCAAAGCTACATATTGACGAGCTTCTGCTAATTGCAAAGACTTAGGATCAAAGCCAAATTCTTTCAAATCTACATCTGCATTGAGGAAAGCTGTTGATCTAGTTTGACGAGCAGTTTTCCAAGCTGACAAAAGAGCGGAAACTCTTTCGGCAGTTAAGTTAGTCCCATTTGATTTAAGAATCATTGAAGGCGCTGGCTCTTTTGCGTAATTGACAGCTGCGTTTTCTAAGAAGACTGCCGCTGTGATTGTTTTGCCAGCTCTATGCAATAAACCTTCGTCGGGACCATCAAAACGAATGATTGAGCCGACACCGTTCATCGGTACAGCTGAGCCATCGACGCGGTAACCAGTTATCTCAGTGTTGTTTGCATTTGTCTCGACGGTAACGCGATCAGGTGATACGCGAGTCCAAGCTCTAACTCGGCCGCCGTCAGTAGTGGAATACATCTCCAACACTTGACCATAACCGACGCCATAAAGCCAAATATCTTCAGCTAGCCAGTTATAAATAACAAAGCCGGCGACTCTTGGATCTGGTTGATTGATAACGCGTTGCGGATCGACATATGCTCCAGTGATTCGATTGAATGTCGTTAAGGGTAGGGAGCCGATCGTTCCGCAAATAATGTTACGAGCGCGAGCCACTGATGGGACGCTCATCGCTAATGCTCGGGTGGTGTTTGTGGCTCCGCCGAGAATGTTATAAATCTGATCTTGAATTTGAACCGGCGTAAGAGCAGCAGTTACATCAACGCTCTTTGCGGCTGACACTTCTGGAAATAAGAAATTCCTAATAGCACCCATTTGGTTAAATTGTAAGGGTGCTGTGCTACAAGATAACTATATCGACGCCATCGTTTGGCTTTGTGGCGTAGTGAGTAGCCATAGCTGAAGCAACTGCTCCACAAATAACTGCATTTGATACTTTACGCCCCATTACCCAGCCGCCGTCGCCGAAAGGGAGCTTTACGGCAGCTAGGCATTGGCGGGTCAGCTCTTCTTGTCCGGAATGAGCCAACCGCTGAGATGAAATCGCTCCAAGCAACTCATCGCAGCTTTGCGCATAATCAAGGCCATCAATAGGCTCAGTCCTAATTCCAGCCGGAGCTAATCGCGCAGCTACGGCCGAAGCAGTTCGGGCTGAGTAAGCAACTAACTGCACCGGATACTTACGCACCCAGTCCGCCACATCATTAGCCATCGATTTATCATCAATGTTTTGTGGATTGTGCCAAGTCTGCAAGAGAATAACTTGAAATCTATCGCCCTCAAGTTTTTGACTTGCTACCAACGCGGCTTGCTTACGATCAGGACTGAGGTCGATAGCCAACCAAGTGTCAGCTTCAGGGTTGAGCCGCAAGCCCTCAACTTTGCAGCTTTCCCACTGAGACGGATTGATTACCGGGTTGATTGTATCGACCCATTGACATAAAACTTCGGTTCGGACTATATCTTCGGGGTCTGACAGCACTGCTCGGATATTGTCCGGATGCACTGTGTAACCAAGTGAAGGATTAGCTTGGCAGACACCTAGCCAAAAATCTGGCGAGTTATCGAATTTGATTCCGTGAGGTGCTGACCATTCGAACCAGCCAATATCATCAGTGCCGCCGTGAATAGCAGCTAACGCTCTCTCTCGCAGTTTATTTAATACAATTGAGTGCTGATCTCCAGCATTTGAATAAACCCATATTTGAGGATTTGGGCTAGCCATTTGGGTATATCGCAGGGCAGACCAAACATCCTCGTCTTTATATTCGCGAGCTTCGTCTAGGTGGATAGTTTCAGGTGCGGCGATACCTCGACCGGCTGAGTTATTAGCTCTTACGATATATCGGCGGCCTTCTGTAAATTGTAATTCTTGAAAACCTTTGCTCTCAAGCTTCTTAGTAAATTCGGCAGCTAATCGGGGAGTCTGCTCGATAATTCCATATATCTTATAAAACAATTCCGCTGAAGTAGTTAGCTTGTGAGCGGTATGAACTTGCAGCTTTTCCTTGAGGACGTAGATTCTGAACAAAATCTGAAGCGCCATAAAGGTGGATTTGCCTTGTTGACGGGCGCAGAGCAAGGTGACTACCGGGTGCGCCCACCGGCCGTCTGGCTTGTACTTTAGCGAGTGATGGGCAAGCCATTGCTGCCAAGGTAGCAACTCGTAGCCGATTTCCTCGCAAAATTTTATCATAGCTTCGCCGTGAGAGGGGTAATCGGTCAGTTTTGTGTGAATTCGAGGGTTTGGCACACCCCGGTAAGCCGATTCGTCCCGGACTCGGGCTAACTCAGTCGATTCACTCATATAAATCCATTTTAGTCCAAATAATGTTTGGCCGAGCCATTTTCGGGGAAAATCTTCCCAATGGGGGTCGTGGGTCTTCCAGTACGCTCAAAAAAGGTACCCCCTAGGGCATTGATTCTAGGTGCCTCTAAACGGTCTCTTTTGCCGCTATTACAGGGGTTACAGGCTGCAACCATATTAGATGCTTCATCAGTGCCACCTTTACTAATTGGAATCAAGTGATCGACAGTCGTTGCTTCCTGTGAGCAGTAATGACAGGTGTAGTAGTCGCGCTCTAACACTTGCTTACGCACTCTTTGGTAGTAGGCGGTGTTGTATCTCTTATGGGCCATTAATGCCAACCCCTGCGCTCTAGGTGAGCTAATGCCTTACAACTATCGCCGTAGCGATGGGAAATGTATTTAATCGAAGCCTTTATTTGTCCTTGAGGACTGAGGTCTCTATACCAAGTAGAACGCATTTGACCAAGACCATAATGAGATCCATTAACTGCTTTGTAATTCCATCTACTCTCTTTATGTATTATCCAATTAAAGCACTGAAACTCTTCCCAACTTAAAAGGTTATAAGCATAAAGCTTTAGATTCATATTAGCTTTTGATGGTATTTGATTATTAATTGTTATCATCGCTGTTAGCAGCGTCAAAGCCATCAGGCGGAGACAATAGCTCCCCCCGACACTTCGCCTAGGGCCAGCTCCCGCGCCCGCTCGTAGCGAGAGTGTAATCCACTTGTCAAATCTCTTACGCATAGACTTTTCCCTTATCTCACTATACGGACAAGAATATATGCTATTAACCCTCTAACTCCAATATTTCCTTAACGTCTAGCTCATTACGCTTTAACCCTATGAGTGCATCTCGTAATATGGCTTTTCCATCGCCGTGAAATTTAGTAGTTAAATACGGCTCAGCTAACGAGCCTTCTAGCCAATCAACTACCTCACCATTTGGATCAATTACTGTATCGCCGTCATAGTTAAATTTATCCAATATGGCCTCTAGGGAGCTGGGACGTATGGTTTCGATAACCTCACTAGGGTAATACGCCTTAAACCATTCTAGGGCCTTCCTATCGCTTTTAATGGACCATTTGAACTTAGGCTTAGTGGTAGTTATGTATGCAACTACCTCATCACCTAATTCAGCTTTTACCCTGTCTGCTCCTAGGTTGTCCATCTCTATTTTTAGCTCCGCTCTTAGCTCGTCCTTTAGCCGCTTTGCTTGATCTGCTAATAGGCTTATGGCCGCTAGCTTTAGGCTTAGATCCTTTATTGTCATTTTGCTCCCTTTCTTGATGCCTTCTTAGCCTAGTCTCTAAAGAGCTAAGCTCGACGCCCATATCTCGGGCTATAAATTCTTTAGAGAAGCCCCACTCCATCATTTGATAAATGTATTTAATGGAGTGGATGCGTCTCTTTATTTGTCTTTGCTCGCCCATCCGTCCCCTTTGAAATGAACCGGGTTAGCAGTGTATATGCGTTTTAATGGCGAGCCGCAGTGACACACCATTGTCTGATTAGACGCTTCAATACTTAGCCAAATCTCCCATTGATCATCGCAATATGAGCAATAGAAATCATATGTCGGCATCTAGGAACCTCTCTAGCGTTGCGCCACCGGTCCAATAACGTTCTTTCAAACGCTCTTGTCCGGCTGCTAGCTTACAGATTCGGCATTGAGCAGCTTTCATCTTGTAGTTTCCGCATTGGTCGCAGCGAGTAATTTCATCCTCTCTACTGGCTACCCGCTCAGCTGGCTCAATCAATCGCATCTCAAAGCAGTTCTGACATTCCATTAACCAGACTTCTTGCCCCTCGTTTATCTCAGAGGCGTATCGTCTAATTTCCCTATGTGCGGTCACCTTCTTACAGTTTCCGCACTTAAAGGGGTGCATCTCTAAACTCACTTCTGAAATACCCAACTGCCATCTGATCCAATGCGCATCCATTTAGCCGGACATTGAACAGACTTATCGCGCTCTGAGCAGACCCAGCCCCGATATTCTTTGCCCTCTTTTGTGCCCGACTTAAGAATCATTGGGCCGTGATTACACAGTGGAATTTCATCTACTATCTCAGCACCTAGCTTTTCAGCTACTTCACTGACGTCCCAGACTATTGGCTCTGGGTCGTTTGGTCTTTGCTCTTTGATGAATTCTCCAAGTTTTTCACTTGTAGTCTGAATAGGTTTCTTAACACCAGTGCTCGGCTTCGCGAAGAAGCCAGCGAAGTTAAGTGCGCGTCCCAAAGACCCACTCTCCGCAAGCTCAAGGGCATATTGTTTTTGTTTTGACTCGCTGCTAAGTCCAGTAGTCCAAGGCGCCAAGTCAGCTTCAGTACGGTAGAGCTCAGCTTTAACAATATAGACATCACAATTAGGAGTAAGTGACTCTTCCAAGACGTGAGTCTTAATTCTGTAATCCGGATAAGCATTAATAAACTCCTTTAAACGGTCTTGCACTGAAACATAATCATCAAGGTAATTCGACATCTAATTTCTCTCTCCCTGCGAATTGATCTATCGCGTAAGTTAATTGTTCTCTAAGTGACCAAAACGTTCCGTCTGGCCAGTTTTGCGCCTCATTTGCACAAGCTTGGCAATAAAACCGCACTTGGCTTCTTCGGGTAGGTGTCTCGCTTTGCACTTTCCAAACTGCCGGCACTTGTGCTTTTAGATGCCAAGAGCCATCTTTTAATTGGCCCCAGCGAGATTTGCAATAGTCGCACCATTGATGCGCATTAGTATTCCGAGTCAGACTCAACGTAGTCCCAATCTTCTGGCGTCGAAAATCTGCATCTAGCCAAGATAGCTCCGTATCCAATGAGATCGAAATACGAATCCTCGCGCTCTGGACTTTCCACCATTCGGCTAAGTTTTGTCGCGATAAACACCAGTGCAACGTCAGCTGGGTCTCTGAGCTGAATACCGAGTATTCTCGCGATTTTGTAAATGCGTAGTAAATTGTGTCTCGGGTCACCATATTCCATCCCCCGGTCCTCGAGGGTGTTACCAGCGTCCGAGAGCCAGTCACTTAACGATCTCTCTGACATTTATGCTCGCTCTCCCTCTCTTGTAACCATCGTTAAAAGCTTTGGCTTTAATGCCCAAAATTGCCCGGTGTAATAACCACCATCCGAGAATTGTTGCGCTAAAGATTATGGCGTCCTGATATTCACTGAACATCGGCATTGACTCCAAATCTGTCAAGCCAGTAAGCGCTGATTTCCTGCTTACTTAATCGCCCTCTAACTGATTTGCGGCCTAACGATTCAACCGCATATCTACGGATTAATTGGCCTTTAACGTAGTTTTTACCATCTGACCAAGCGCCAGAAGTGGTATCAAACCGAATTAAATTCGGCGTATTTATCATTTCTTCTCCCTTCCAAATCCTCTAAATGGATTTAGTGGGATAAATGTATTTAATTAAAT